TTTGAGCGTAGCGAACAGGTCGTTCTGGGTGAGGTCTTTGTTCGACAGCACCTTAGCAACCCGTTGGTCGATGGTCTTCTCGGCCGCCAGAAGATAGACGCGCACAGATGCTGCGGTCTGGCCTTGTCTATGTAGTCGCTTGTTTAGTTGGATGTATTCCTCCAGGTTGTAAGTCATAGTAAACCAGCAAATAGCCGAACCCCCAAACTGCAGGTTAAGCCCTAGTGCTGCCGTTTGTGGTTGAACAAGCAGCTTAGAACACTGCCCATCATTCCACGTTTGCATAACATGATCTACTGCACTTTGTGACATCCCGCCTTTAAGCGCCAATGCATCAGGATGCCGTTTCAAGATCCTCTCACGTTCATGATCGAATTGGTATGCCACCATCAGTGGCTCCCCCGCCATTTCTTCGATCAAGGTATCCAAGCGATCTAGCTTTGCCTCGTCGACCGACTCCCAAACACCTTCTGAGGTATATAGGGCTCCACCCGTGAACTGCCTGAGCTTAGAGGTGAGTACTCCAGCGTTGGCGACAGTCATCACCATGCCTTCCATGCGTAGCATGAACTCGTTCGCAAGAAACTCGTAGCGGACACGCGAGGCGGGCGGGAGTGTCACCGGCAAAGGGATAGTGATCAAATCAGGTAGGTCGAGCCACTCTTCTGGCGCTACAAACATCGCCAGGTCTTTGATTTTATCAGCTAGGAGTTTCTCCTTCGCCTTAGTAATGTAGTACTTGTACTGATCGTATGGCAGTTGGTGAAAATACTTGAGACGGAAGTGCGTGATAAACCGTCCTAACCGGGCCCCCTGGTCCAAGACATACACTTGTCCGAACAAGTCCATCAAACCGTTCGCAGCAGGCGTACCCGTAAAACCCCAGCGGTATACGAAAGAATTGATAAGGGGCTTGAACAGCTTGTAGCGCTTGCTGTTCGTGTTCTTGAGGCGGGTGATCTCGTCGCATAGTAGGATCCTGAAGTGGTGACCTTGTGCAAGTAGTTCTGCGGCCCATTCAATTCCATCGTAATTCATTACCACGATGTCCCAGTAAGGGTCCTGGAGAATGAGCTTTTTGTCTGGCCCATGTGCTAGGCCGACTTTAAGCCCCTGGAACTGTCGCCACTTGCTAGGCTCAGTCATCCAAGTAGTACGACATACCATGAGTGGTGCTAAGACCAGCGTGCGGTACGGGAGCTTGGCTTCCTTAAGCTTCAGGATAGCCGCTAGTCCGGTGCTTGTCTTGCCTAGGCCTGGCGGGAAGAAGAGCGCAGAGCCGGGGGCGGCAGCAGCCTGTTCCGGTGTCATCTGTAAGAGCCAGTCTATACCTCGGGCTTGGTACTTAGCAGGGATCCAGGTTTTTGCAGCAAAGCCCTCAAGAGAATCAGGAACTGCTGTTTCGAGTCCACCATCTCCGCCGTATGATCCAATTGTCTCAGTTGACATAGTACCTCCGCCTGGAGTGGGCGCAATTGCTCCCCAGGACGCTTGAATTCAATGAACATGACTCGGCCAAGCGGGGCAATAAGTAACCGGTCTGGCCAGCCCCGGTTACCTTGAATCTTGAGAAGCTTGCATTTGTACGAAGTTGCCTGCGTACGGCACCACCCCTCAAGGTCAGATTCTAGAAACGACACTTGCCGCCCTTGGTCTTGCTGTAGGGACACCAGCGGCACTCCCGGCTCGGTTCAGGCGTCCAGAGCCGCTCGTTGTACATGCTTAGCGACTCGCGCTCGTACTTCTTACGTAGCTCGAGGAGTTGCTCGCGGGTGTAAACTACCTTATGAACTTCGTTGGCATCGATGAACCAGAACTCGGCGTTGACTTTCTGAACTTCGGGGTTGATCGAGAGACCTGCTACTGCGTAGAGCTCGATCTGGTCCTGTGAAGGAATGCGATATTGGCCAGACTTGAAGTCAATGACGGTCATCTCGTCCCCCTCGACGAAGTACGCATCCATCTTGACACGCAACCAAGTCGTTGGGCCGAACCAGTCAGGCAACAACTGCCAGTTCTTATTGATGCCGATGGACTGCTCGCCCTTGAAACTTTCTGCCTTGATGGCATCGAAGGCGTCCTTCCACGCGGCTGTCTCGGGCATTAGCTCTTTGGCCCAGCCATTGAGGTACATCTCGATGTTTTCGTGCATCTTACTACCGCGCTCCATGGCGGGGGAGCTGCCTTGCGGCAACTTGTCGATGAACTGGTACTTGAACTTCGCAGGACACGAACGGAAGACGTCGAGCTTGGAGAAGCCCCATGGTTGGTTGAAAACTACTGGCTTGGGATCCATGCTAATGCTTTCCGGTATGTTTGGGGAGAATGATCTTTGGCGACGATTCGTCCATCATTTGGTCATTGATGGTGGCGAGTTTAGTGTAGAGCTCTGAGAGCCATACTGGCATGAGCAAATTCCCAGCTTTGTCACGCGGAGGTTTGGTAGCCATATAGGCTGTCATGATCATGTTGCACAGGAAGCCCGTCTCATTCAGATCGAGCTCGATGGTTCGCTTGCTCATGCTACGTCCTCCATAGCGCCAAAGTTTGTTCCTACCGACTCATCGCTACGAACCTCGTAGCGCAGGATTTCTTGGTAGGCGCCGTTGACCGCCTGCTTCAAAGTCTCGCGGCCGTGGTCGATGTCCCCATCGCGAACCTGGATGACCAGCTGGTCGTGCACTGAGAGCACCAGCTCCCCCACGCCTTGCTCGCAGAAGTCGAGCATCGCCCGCTTCGTCTGGTCCGCTGCAGAGCCTTGGATCTTGTAGTTGGTCAGCTTGTACTCGAAGGTCTTGAAGACGCCTTTGACGACAGCTGGGGCTTGGACGTGGTACTGGCGGCCACCAAGGGTTTCGACTGCTTTGCCTGACTTACCTGCTTCTGTGAGCTGCTGCTGGAAGGTCTTGATTTCGGGGAGTGCCGTAAGATACCTTCGCTTAATGCTAGTTGCTTCTCCGACAGAAATACTAAGGCTTTCCGCAATTCTTCCGACACCTGCGCCGTACAAGACGGCAAAGCCAAGTGTCTTAGCAACTTTTCGTGTGATTCCTGCAATATCAGCCGCAATGAGATGTATGTCTCTTCCAGGGTCTGCTTTGAGGCTTTCAAGGAGTGCTCCATTTGTGAAGTGGGCGAGGAGCTTCATCTCCTGCGCAGAGTAGTCTCGCCCAACGAAAATCATACCTGGTGCGGGGACGATGTACTGCCGTACGTTGGGCAGCGGGAACTTCAGCGTGTAGCCGATCTTGTCAAGCTGTGCCTTCAACGCTTCCCACGTGACGGGGATGTTCTGAAGATTGGGACTTGAAGAAAGTCGTCCTGTTCGCGCCCCCGTTTCCGAGTAGTTCCTGATTTGGTTCCACCGGATGAAGAGCTTTCCGTGGTTTTGAGCTTGGAGGAGCCAGGGGTGCATGAAGGTTCGGAGGCAGGTAGCAATTGATCCGCGGACCAGCAAGTCGCCAAGAAGCTCCACGTCGCCGATTGCTCCGATAAGGCTCTCTTTTGCTGTGCTTCTTTTTCCCGTCGGAGTCGTTGCGAAACCAGTGCTGAGGCCTGCCGCTTCAACCGCGTCTGCAAGCTCTGCGTTGGAGTCGACGTCGACTTGGCGCTTGACTTTGGCGCAGATTTGCTCATCGAGTTCCTCCAACTTCAAGAAGTAGTAGTCGACATCTCGCTTGAGTGCCCAGATGTCAAGATGAACACCGCGGCGCTCCATGCCGAGGATATGTGGCATGAGCGCTAACTCATTATAATAGGCTTGCTTCATGCGAGCTCCCGGAGTTCGCGCAGAGCTTGCCCAAACGCTTCACGCGTGACTTTCGCCCCCCAAGTCATGCCGATGCAGAAGCACAAAATACCCCAGAGGAGCATAATGGCGATGCTGTATTCCATTGAGATAGTCATGATTTCTCCCTGATGGCTCGCTCGAGGGCTGCGCGTAGGGCGTCGCGCGCTTCCGTGGCGTGAGCCATCGCCGACGGAAAGGCTGATTCAGGCCAATTCCAGTCTCGCCCGTATCTAGAACCGACGCAGGATTCCAGCGCATCTAGCGCGGCCTGGACGATCTTCCTGTCGATGTTCATGATTTCTCCCTGATGGCTCGCTCGATGGCGCGGATCGTTTCCTTGGCCCAGCCATGCTGTGAGCGCAGTTCCGTCACCTTCGCGTCTGTCAGCGGTACAGGCCCAAGCGGAGGCTTCCATAGTTCGCCGCCGTGGTAGGTGTAACCCAGGGCAGTCACGGTAGCTTCCGCAGCAGCGCGGCGCCCACGGAGTCGTTCAGGCTGCGGCGCGGGGAGTGCCTCACGCTGGACTTCGAGTTCTGCGACGGCCTCCCGCAGGTCCGATCCACGCACGTTGCACCAGACCCGGTGATCCGGGCCGTCAGCAGCGGTCGGTAGGCACTCGCGCAGCCGCTCTATCAGATGTGGTTTGTGCATTTCGGCCTGGCTGAACGTGGGCCACCCCTTCGTTGTTGGCGTGTCGCGGTAGTGGCAAGCGTCACCATCAGCACATGGACATAACGGGTCGCGCCCAATACAAGTAGTCATGATTTCTCCCAGCCGTCGCGCGTTGTGTCTGGTACGGAACCGTTGGCCCACCACTGAGAGTTACCTGCAGGTATACGAGCCGCAGGCGTGGGGAGGTGTTGACTGCGTTTGGCGATGCGCTCCGAGAAGTACTTGAACAAGTTCAAGGTCTTCCTAACGTCACCAATCGCATACGGGGCAACAACATCCCCAGGAGCTTTAGCAATGTGGGCGCCCCAGGCCTTATCATTAGCTCGGCATATACCTGCGGCCACAAGCCAATCTCTAACTGCGTCCCGCTCTGTAGGCGCTTCTCCCAAGTGGAGCTCAGCAAGGGGTTTGAGGGACAACTCACCAAATGGATCGAGTAGAAACGCTTGTAGCATTGTGTCATGGACGCGCTCCCAAGGCATTTCGAGCTTGAGCTTCTCTTCGATGATGGCACAGTCGAAGGGGGCGTTGTGGAAGATGAACTCGTAGTCCGGGTTCTCGAGGATCGCCGCGAGTTCTATGATGGCGAACTCGCGATGACAGTTGTTCTTGGTCGGATGACCCCAGGCCATGTAGTAAGGCGGTTCACCATCCACATACACAGCTAGGCCGCAGGGTTCTGGCGGGTAGTTCGGACGCGTATCAATGGCGTCGGACTCAAAGTCTAGCGCAACTAAAGTCATGTCAGTTCCTTAGAACAAAAAAGACCCCGAGCTTTTGAGGGCCCGGGGTAAAGTCCGCGCGTGCCGCAGGCAACTGCAAGAAGCACACGGGTCGCGCGGGGAGGAGACTAATCGTCGAGGTTAGGGTACGGCGTCAGGGCCACTTGCATGGCCTCGTCCGTCTTGTTCATCAGGACCATCGGATCCAGATCGGCCGAGCGCTCCTTGATGGCCAGATGCACCTTGAAGAAGCTCTTCTTGTCCTCCGTGCAGGACAGCGTGGTGACGAACTCACCAGACAACGCACCGGACGTGGCACACCGGGCGGAGAAGGCAGTCACCGCCCCCAAGCTTGTCACAGGAACCTTGGCCGTGTAGAGGGGTGCGGTCTTCAACGGCACGTTCGCCGGAACAACCACAATCCGAGCACCCTCGCGGCAGGCCTTGCCACGCGCCGGATTCCCGCGTGAGTCAACCGCCGTGCCCCACTTGTTCCACTGGCACTCGGAGCAGCCGTCGGACTGGGCTTCCTTCGCTTCGGGGTGGGGGAACAAGCTGTCCAACGCGTAGCACGTCGGCACCTGGACCTCATCCGCGCTGAAGGCCTCCTTGTAGTAGGAACGCTCGCCGATCGCAGCCAGCACCCGGACGTCCGCCATGTTGTTGGGGACAGCCTGACCGTCGACCTTGAGGATCGCGTTCTTGAAGCTGATGTACGAACCCGTGGTGCGCAGGCCTTGGGCGGCTTCCGCTTGCCGGGCGACGAGTACCGCCTGGCGTTCTTGCAGTGTCATGACTTCATTGCTCATAGCTCTTACTCCTAGCGCTTAGCGCGTACTCTTCGTCAGGGACAGGTCACGAACGGTCATTGCTGATGTCCCAGGTACCAGCAAGCCGTTATCCCGAAGCTCGCGCCAAGCCGGAGCCGACAAGCGCTTCTGAATGAGGTCGAACCGATTCTCGGTCCGAATGTAGTTGTGAATCATCTCCCAGTCTTCCGGGACTGGCTCGATGCTTTCCTTGACGCCACAGGTCGCCATGTAGCCAGAGGCTTTGGCGCAACCCATGCCGTCGAGCATCTCGAGGATCCGCTCACGCGCAGCAATCTCTTGCGCTTTTAGGGCGTCGACTGTCTTGGTGAACTCCAGGCGTTGCTGCCGCAAAGCATACAAGCCATCAATCATATGACCAATGTCCATAGTTCCTCCAGGTTACGTACCTAGGATTTGGCACGTAGTTTCATTATAACGCGCAAGGTGCTCCTATGTAAACGCCCTGTTACAATTGTTACGCTGAGAAGTCCATCGGATCACGGAACGCCTGGAACGTGGCGAATCGGGCGTTGTCTTTCTTGCCATACTCGAAGGATTTGTACTTGACGATCTTGCCCAGAAGCTGCTCTCGGAAGGTCCAGTAATGCGCACGCATATTGTAGGTCATACGCCCAGGGCTGATCTGCATCACCTCCCCCGTTGCAAGATTCTTGCCAACAATCGTGCCAATGCAGCCAGCGGGGACCTTGTTCTCTTGATGGTGACTGCGTTGCGCTGCGCCAGTAGCAGAGCGCGTAAGCTCGTTCTCATTGTGCACCCCTTCGTACAAATCAATCACCATCGCTTCCCCGTCTGTGAAGCGTTTCCACTTCATCAGCAAGCCTTCGTTCAACGTGCTACGGCCGAACTTGTACGCACCGAACATATGCCGAGCCATGACGCCTTCATAGCCAGTACGGAGAAATGCATCCTCGTAGCTATAGAACTCTGTAGCAGTGCGGGCTTCGTAGTGGGGGACAGCTGCCACTCGATAATGGTTGATAGCTTTCAGCGAATCGTACCGCGGCAAGAAGCCACGCGGATCGCTGAAGCTGTCAAAGACCCAGTAGGTGAAGTCTGGGTTACCGTCGGCGGACATGATGCCCGACTGCGTACGGTTGAGAACGTGCCCCTCGTTGGGGAGGCCGACGATGAGTTCACCATCCAGGCCGTCTGGCAGGCCACGGAGCTGGTCTTGGACGAACTTGTTGCGGAAGGGCTTCAGGTTCCTGGAGAGTGCCACCCCATCTTTGATGACACAGCGCAAACCATCGAGCTTAGGACTGACTACGACCGGATACTGGAGTGTCTCAGGGTTGACCAGAGTGGCACTCAGCATAGGCTTGAACATTGCTATTTCCTTGTTGCGACAAAGCCGTTAATCATCTGCTGGCTATTAGTGATACCACTGGTATACATGGCCAACTGTTCTTGCGGGATTGCAAGTTGGGGCAGACGCTTCCGTATGTTTTCGAGGCGATACGGGAATGTCGTAGAACTTGAGAGACTAGAGAGAACTCGGGCAATCATGCTCTTGCTGCCGAAGTCCATCGAATTCCCAGCACGTGCAGAGACGTACCCGGCTGTGATGTACATAGCATTCATGCTATCACGAAGCCGTGCCGGCTCCCCCGCATCAAGCAGGTCTTTGATGAACTCTCCAAGCATGTCGGGCCTGGAGAACTGTGTGTTCACCAAGGTTTGTACGTCTGTGATGTGCGCGTGCTCTGAACGTAGCTCTTCTGGCGCATCAGACACGTCAAGACGTAGGTCATACCAGTGTGACTGGCGGATGTCTTGCTCTTGAGCGACTACCTCAGCAATGATTTGCATCTTTACGTCATAAGGTAGACGCTTGATGCTTAGCGCAGTAATGGGGAGGAATCGACGAGATCCAGTATGATCACCAAGTTGATCACTACGGTTAGTAGTACCAACAAATACAAAGCCACGCTTCTCGATGCGGGTTGATGTGGCGTAGACTTCTCGGTATTCATCGTGTGTCTGGGTAATTCGTTGCTTGGCTCTGTCCATGGCGATCTTCTTGGTCTCGAAGATCACACCCTCAGCCAAATCCACGATAACCGCTTTTGCGAATGCGGAACCTTGTGTGCGGTTGCCATCACCTGCATCACTAGACAGTTCGGTACATGCGTGATAGAACGAGTACCCATCGAAGGTGGCAAGCTCTTCAAAGAAGGTTGACTTGCCTATGCCCTGAGCACCTACTAGGATGCATGCGCGGTCCACTTTCGTACCTGGTTCTAGGACTCGCAGAACCAGGCCTGTCATTAGCAGCCGCCCCCATTCATTGGTGTAGGCCGGGAAAGTAGAGCCGAAGTACTCGCTGGCCCAGGTATCGAGCCGCCTGACACCGTCCCATTCGAGCTTGCGGAACATCTCTTGCAGGAGATCTCGTCTCGTTACTGCAAGAGCATTGTGCAAGCCGTATCTGATCTTGGCTACCGGCATGTGTGCTAGTAGTTCACCCTGTACGTACTCAACTGCCTCGTACTCGAGTGTCTGGAAGTCTTTGACTTCTCCGTTGTTCACTAAGCCTAAGCGTTTGTCTATGAAGGATGTCTCTGTGAACCGGTGGATCAGTATCTTACTTGCATTCAGCTCGTTGAGAATCGGCGTGCCTTTTTCATTCATCATAAGGCTAAGCTGCTGGAACAACTGCTTGCGTGACTCCTCGAGTTCTTTGAGCGGGACATTTGTCAAATCCGACAACCGCGCGTCGGGATCGGCCACCAGCCAGTCATCAACACCCTTACCGAGCGGGGGACAATAGACTTCAAAGGTGCAGCCCAGTTGAGTTATTGCATAGTTCAGGTTGTGCGCTGCTTGTTGAATGCCAGGCTTTGTTAGGATGTCACCGTCAAAGATAGTAACAACTCGCATGCCTGGTCGCATTGCTGCAACCAAATCATCAAGCAACCGTTTAGATCCGTCGGGCTGCTTGATGAGCGCATTATGCGCCCCGCCTATGCCGAACGTAGGCAGACCAGGCCAAGTCTTAACGAACTTGGCTGCTTTCTTCTCGCCCTCTATGATGTACAAGATCGGTTCGTTGCGGAACAGATGAACATCTTGATGTGGGGAGGACCAGACTTCGCGAAGACCCTTGGGCTGCGTATACTTGTCGGTTGCACGATCAAGCCGCATCCGGTACATTCGCGGATTCGGATAGGGGATGATGTAGGCGGCAACCGTGGCCAAGGCTTGTAAGGCTATGGGGTATGCGCCTAGGTCTTCTGGCACAAGGCCAGATCTCGCAAGATCTGCCATCATAAAGTCGATGGACTTGGATTCATCTGATCGCAGAGGGCGG